TTCGATAACACACAAACATCATACGGTATGTGGATGATTCCGCCTGATATTAATAACCAAGTTATCATAATGTTTATAAACGGGGATTCGTCAAAAGGTATTTGGATAGGCTGTATGTATAACCAGTTCCAGAATAAAATGGTACCAGGTATGCCATCTGATCCTAATAATCATCAATACCACGGCGAAGATATACCTGTAGCAGAATATAACAAATGGAACGAGAAGAATACTATCCCAGATGCAGTAACAAAACCATATCAAGAAACAAAGTTTAAGGGTGTTGGTAATCAGGGGTTGATCAAAGACAAGCAGCGCGGCACGACAACTTCGGGCGCCCGTCGAAGTTCGCCGAGTAGTGTATTTGGAATCCTTACACCGGGACCAGTTATAGATAAAACAGCATCGGCAGCTAACATACGAAGAAAGGGCGGATCATCATTTGTGATGGATGACGGGGAAAACTCCGAGTATGTACAACTGACAACTAAGTCCGGAGCACAAATAAAGATAGACGAAACTAATGGAAATGTATATGTAATCAACAGAGATGGAACATCATGGATACAAATGGATCACAAAGGTAACATTGATATCTTTGGTGCAAGTAGCATTTCAATGCGAGCACAGTATGATGTAAATATCAGAGCCGACAGAAACGTAAATATTGAGGCTGGTCAGAACATTTTTATGAAGGCTGCTAAAGATACCGAAGAATCGACTACCACATTCACATATGATGTTAATAATATTCCTAAACCAGAGACAATCCCAGTCTGGAAATACGTTGGAGAAGGCAATGGAACTGGCGGCAATATTGTCACGCAAGCCTTAAACAACTGGCAAAGCACCACCCAGAAGGGTGCGTTTCTGACTGTTGTTGAGAACGATTTTAATTTGATTGTGGGCAATACTATCAATGCAACAACAGTAAATGGCGGTCAGAATTTTAGCTCAAAATTGGGTACAAAAATGACAACAGACGGCGCGTTCGACTTGTCAGCTACGGGCAATATCCGTGCAACATCTAAAGGAGTTATATCTGTTGTAGGGACAAACGGAATTGTATTTTGTACCGAAACAGATATCAGTATTAATGCTACAAACGATATTATCGCAACAGCTGGTGGAAAAATAAGCATGGATGCAGAAAGTGTACAAATAGGAACAGGTGTAACTATGGAATCACTGCAATCCGGCACAGTAATTTCAGATACTATTGTCTATGATGGTCAACCGATTGGTGGAGGTGGTCCATCGGCACCAGACACAGAAAATCCAATACTGGCAGAATCTGCAATGATTGCAAACACAGCACAGTCATCCGAAATTAAGCCGTTAAACGAAAAGAAGAATATACTTGCAACATGGTCAGATCCCGAGTCCAAATTTAGGAGGAATTCGGAATCTCTTAAGACAACAGTGTCGAGATTTGCAACTTACGAACCTTGTCCAGAACATTCGAATTTCTCATCATCGAGCACATCAGGAGGAGCACCCATATTAACCGACGATGACAAGAGTTACGAGGGATCTAGCGGAGCTGGCAATAATGCAACAACAGCGCCAGCGGCAGCAACTGCTCCAGGTGTGAATAACACTTCTGTGGAAGGCGATCCGGCAGTAGCAGATACCTTCTCAAACGAAATTGATTTAATAACATTAAGATGCCAATTAGTTTTCCATGAAGGCTACTTAAAGAAATCGTACATAGACTCGACTGGATTATTACATGGTGGGATTGGCCACTTATTAAGGGCCAACGAAATTCCACTCTATCCACTTAACACACCAATTTCTACCGAACAAATCGAGACATGGTATACACAGGACTCTGCATCTGCAATTAAGATTGCCCAGGATTTAATCGGCACAAATTGGGGAAATTTGTCCGATACCAGAAAACGTGCAGTTATAGATTTAGCATTCAACTTAGGCCGATCTCGCCTTGCAGCTTTTTCAAAATTCCTTAGTGCAATGAGAGACTGTAATTTTAGTACCGCTGCTGTAGAACTTCGCGACTCTAAGTGGTTCTCACAAGTAGGACGCCGAGGAGTTAATATAGTTAGCATGATCGGTCAAGATGTAAATATACCGTATTGCAACAAAAAGATTTTAGGATAATAATATGGCATGCCCACTACCTGCAGCATATGCAAATGCACAAATTATATTAAATACTATCAGTGGTGATCAAGGAGATCCTACGTTAGACGAGTATGAAGAAAGTATAGCTGGCGGAAATAATGCTGGCGGTACGAACGGCGTGCAATTTCCGCCGCCAGCACAAACTAGCCTGCCCGGCGCAATAACATTGCCGCCGAATCAATCAAACAATACTCCATCTAAAGCAGGCAATGGCACACCTGTGCCTTGCGTGGCTTGGAATGGCTTATACACTGCACAATTAAGTCCGAATTATGTTTTGAGCCAGTTCACAACTAATATACTTTATCCGTATCCGCTGAATGCCTATCCACCGTATAGTGCAAATGACAGATTCTGTAATTTACAGAATTTAGCAACCAACATTGCCGAACCCATGCGATCAAAATTTGGAACTCTTACTATAACTTCGGGACTTCGAAACAGATCATCCGGATCAACCATAAGTCAACATATTACAGGTCAAGCAATGGATATACAGTTTGCTGGTTGGTCATATGCACGATATTGGGATAATGCACAATGGATAAAAGATAATATACCCTACGATCAATTTATATTTGAACACAGTGATAAGACAGGGTTAGCTTGGTTTCATTTGAGTTATAATAAATCAGGCAATAGACCTGCAACTATTTCTACAAAAGTTATGACTATGTACAGAAATAAGTTTAGCCCGGGATTACTCCGATTTGCATAAGTACACATATAATTCTTTTGATAAATAACAAAAAGAGAATTATACCATGGCATCAAATCAAACAGGTTTAGTACAACAACGTCGCATAACAAGAAAGCCTTATTTTGTGGGTTTTAACACGGTGAATCAATCTTCGCCGCCCTACTCACTTACTAATATTGATATAGTAAAACGAGACCTAAATAATCACTTCGCAACCCCGATAGGATCGAGATTAATGCTCCCGGAATTTGGCACACGGATATATGAGTTATTATTCGACCCATTTGATGAATTTACAAAGAATGCTATTACAGATGATGCTGTGAGAGTAGTACAATCGGAACCACGTGTCCAGTTAGTAAGCGTAGATGTATTCCAGGAAGATCAGGCTCTAAATGTCGTAATGACTTTACTGTTTAAACCAGAATCTGTAACAGATAATCTATTTGTGTCGTTCAGCTTGAAAGATAAGGAAAAATTTTAGAATGAAATATTATGTATACGAAATGCGGGATATGATTAAGAATGTGCCATTTTACGTAGGTAAAGGCACTGGCAAAAGGACATACGCCCACACATCCAAATCTTCATTAGATAAGAATGATGGTAATATGTTTAAAAAGAATGTTATTAGAAAAATGTTATCCGAAAATAATAAACCCGGTGTAAAATATGTGTTTAGAACAGATGATGAATTGGTAGCATATGCTGAGGAAACCAAATTGATTCTACAATACGGCAGGCGTGATCTCGGAACAGGAATTCTTACTAATTTAACTAACGGTGGTGTTGGTTCATTATCACCGAATGCGGAAACTAGATACAAAATGGGCAGTTCTAGGCGAGGGAAAAAGGAATCTACCGAAGAAACATTAAAGAGGACTGTGGGATTGATCGGATTTATACATACTGAGGATAGCAGAAAAAATATGAGTAATGCGAGAGCAGGTAAAACATGGAATGAGATTTATGGTATAGATGTGGCCGATATATTAAGGGACAACGCATCTTCGAGATCAAAGGCTCATACACATTCTACTGAAACAAAACAAAAGATGTCAAATTCAAAGATAGGCAAGAAAAAGGGCCCAATGTCGATGGAACAAAAAGCTAAGATAAGTGTATCAGTTAAAAACACTGTTCTGTTACCCGAAGCATATAATAGAATGATCTTATCGACAAAGGGCAAATCTAGAAAATATAACCCCGACGGTTCGTGGGTTATGGTAAAGGCAGACACATTATGAGTTCTTCAATTCGCCAGTCGAACCTATTTGCGGCATCTGATTATCGGAAGGTGTATAAGGCATTTAGTTTTATTGATTATACTGCTTACGACTTCGATACTCTAAAACAGGCACTAATTAATTATATCCAGACATACTATCCGGAAGATTTCAATGACTATATTGAAAGTTCGGAATTTATTGCAATTATTGAATTGCTTGCGTATTTTGGTACAAGCCT